AATAGCGGTCATTAGAACTTCTTCATCAATGTCTTTGGCCATTTGACGGGCAATGTTTGTGAGGATATCGTCTTGTGTCATTGCATTACTCTTTTACGTGGTCCTTAGTTAGTTGTGCCACTAACAAGAATCGTTCGTAGGCTTTACGCACACTGGGATTAGTCATTAACTTATCAGCTTCTGCTTGCATGGCTTTGACTCCAGCTTCGGCTGCTTCTCTGTAACTGCACCACTCTAATGCATAACGTTCATTTCCAAACGTTTTAGCAAGGGCCTTCCATGCTTTCAACTGTGCAGGTGTTAGGGGCTTGTCACGCTCAGGCACCCGAAGGGCACTGGCATCCATAATGCTTTTGCTTATAGCATCTTCAGCAACACGGCCCGCGGCAATCATCGGAGCATAGGCAGGATCGATATTGAACCGTCTGCTTGAACCGCCTGGGTAGACATCTACTAAGTGTGTGCCTTTGGGAAAGCTATCGCAGAACTCTGAACTGTATGTACTGTGCGGAATGTACTTACGTCCTTTTTTGATATAGAAAATTGTCTCGGCCATACGTCACCATTAGAGTTACTTTATAATGTAAGTATACATGATCTCTTTTAGTCTGTCAAGTCTATCCTGTTTAGTCTTGGCTCCCAATATTACCACAGCATAGGTTTGATTATCTTGTTCGACCAGTACGGCCACGCACCATCCAGCGGCTGTGGTTAGCCCTGTTTTGGTTATGACAATATTTTCAAATTCAAATAGTGCAGGACCATTGGTATTTTGTAAAATAATAGTATGCGTTTTCTTTTTTAGAACTGTTTCGAATTCAGCTTGCCGCTTGGGCGAATTTTCTCTAATGAACGGTTGAAAACTAGCAGCTACTAATAGTCTATGTATATCTAGAGCAGTGCTTTTATTTTCGTTGCTCAAACCGCTAGCATCACTAAAATGAGTATTATTCATTCCCAGGGTCTTGGCACGTAGATTCATTTCTTGCAAGAACGCTGCTCTGCCACCCGGATAATCAGCAGCCAATGTTTCCGCTGCTGCATTATCGCTTCTAACCAACATGGCTATTAATAACTCTTGCCTAGTGTAGATCTTGCGTGGAAGTACAGCTGGCCAGTTTGATGACAATGTTAATTTACGATTTAAATCTAGGCCTGCATCTAACGCTACTAAAGCCGTCATTAACTTAGTAATGCTGGCTAACGGTCTAATATTTTGAGTGCCTTGCGAAACTAGTACAGTACCAGTGGTTTGATTATATACTAATACGCTTGAGCTAGATTTAGCCCAAGCGCAGTTTACAAATAAGGATAGTATTATAATCCATTTCACGCAAGTGTCACTCGATAGAATGGGTTTTAATCATGTCTCTTAGAATTTGTTCAACGTAGGCGTTCAATGACTTGTCAGCTTCGTGCGCCAGTTTCATCAATTCAAACAGTTGATCATCGTCGAGAGTCAAAGGAACTTCGACTCTAGTGTCATACGTTTCGCCAGCTTTAATGGCTAGACATTTTTGAATGAAGTCATCATCTACTTCTAGGCCAACGTAGTTGACATCATCCCATGCCTCATCTTTATTAACATCACGACGTTTGGCTTCTTTTTTATTCTTCTTACGAAAGTCTTCATTGATCATGCGATAGGCACGTTGATTCAGATAGTCGTGAGCTTGCACTTCGTAGACAGTTTGGTCTTTGGTATCAAAGATGATAGTAAAACTGTAGCCGTCTTGATCACCATTCCAACTGTCAAGATGATAAGCATCTGATCCATAGCATTGCCATCCGAAATCACTACCTTCAGTGATCTTGTAGTCAACAAGTTCCATCCATTCTTTCATTGTAATCATTGTAGGTTCCTTTTAGAAGTATCAATATTATCTAGTGCTTGCACAATCTTTTCTGCGTATTCGGGCTCGTCTTCAAAGAGCTCATCAAAATCAACAGGTGTAGCATTGGCCTCCATCTCGCCTGATTCAAACATTCGATGGATCTCTGCTACCATTTCGTCAAGTTCTTCCTGTGTTCCTTCAAAGCTGTCAAAACAGCCCGGAGCAAACTCGAGTTTAAGTGCTTTCTTTTCTTTAGTCATTCTATTACCGCTTTCTCTCTGGGGGTTACAAAAACTTTAGTGCCAACATTGCGTATACTGTCTGCTAACTGTTGTGGCATATCTTTAGTATAGCTCAATAACTCTTTTCGACCTACACTGGACCAAAATGTCCATATTTCGGGAAATCGTTGTGGATTGGCCTTGGCTCTCATGATCAATAAGTGTACTGGCAATCGAGGAGCAGGCTTGTCTCCAAGCACAGCCCACATTGCTTTCTTATCTTGATCGCTAAGATCAATGATACACTCGAATCCCAACGAGTCCCAATAGGCTATAAACAGTTTATCAGTCATAGCTTATTATATGCTAAGAACGACCAGGTGTCAATCGATTAGACTTTCTTAAATAGATAGACTTGCTCAAACTTGTAGCCATTTTGAGCTTTGTTGTTGCCAGCGCCCGGACGAACATTCAACATCATTTTGATATTCTCAACGTGTGCAAAATTCATTTTGGTTGACAACTCACACCAACGATCTACAATTTTGAATTGGTCCTTGTCAATTTTATAGTCTGCAATGTTGACAGCATAGATGGCACCATCGTCTAGTACCTTGTGTAACATTCTCAGTGTTGGCTCTACGTAGAGTTCAAACCAAGCATCCACATTGTCGCAACGGTTCATGCACTGTGTTTCTTCTTCACAATAGGTTTCAAGATTAAAGTAAGGAGGGCTGGAGAATGCTGCATCATATGTTTTAGGATCAGCATCAAACTCTTCGCTGACACCGTGATGCATGTTGAAGCCACTGCCTGCGCCAACTTCATCCAGTATATTGCCCAGAGCAAATAGACCGTTGTATGTTTTAGTATTTGGATCAATGCCTGTATAGTTGTAGCGCATGTTACTGGTTAGGGCACCCATCATTCGCCCACCGTAGCCGCTGCTGAAGTCTAGTACACGGCCCATAAATGTAGGACAGATGTATTCGTAGATAGCACGGGCGTTCATTGGCTTAAAGTTCTGGATACTGCCGCCGCTGACCAAGTCCAATGCCCTACGTAGGTTCTGTGGTAGTACGGTTTTAGCACCTTCGTCTCTGTGTTTAAAACACAAATTGATTGCACGTTTTAATTTAGTATCATTGTGGAATCTACCATGTAGGCTGACTTCTTTGTCCTTGCGAGTATAGGCTTCCTGCATGTTGGGAAACCAAAAGCGACAGAAGCTTTGTCCCGCTGTGTTACCTACACCTAATGTGAGGTTGTCCACAACAGAGTTCTTATCCATAATGCTCCTAATCTCTTCTACACAGCCTTCTAGACTGTAGTAGTTAATGGGCAATACATTTAGACTTCTGTAGATGTTAAATGCATCTAGTTCAATTGCTTGCTTGCCAGCATCATCAGCTGCCGTCCATGCTTCTTTACTCAGTTGCATGAGATTCTTAGTAACTGATTCGTATCCTGTAGACACCTTTTCCGTTGGAGTAATATTCCATTCGGAACAGAGATGCGTGTAATAGTTAATTACATCAGGATTTGTAATACTTGTCATAGATTGCCTTTACTTTATTATAATTATCTAGTTTAGGTATCTGTTTCCAAAAACCTACACCATTTGCAGGATTAGTAGCATTGAGTGCCAAACTCAATTTAACAACGGCAGGAGTTTCCCAATATTCAATAATACGATTGGCTTCTGCTTGGGAAGCTGTTTCAATCCAAAGTGCGTTGTGTCCAGTACCGTATGTGGGACCAGCATACTTGACAGCACTTTGATTGCCAGTGTTACCATTCTTACTGATCACTACCTTGTGCTTGCCCACACCTTCCTTGCCTGTTAGTATTTTACTACTTACTTTGATAATTTTCAAGAAGTCGTCGCCCTTTGCACCCACTTGATAGATCAAAGGAGTACGTCCTGGATTGTTGACTACCCTGGGATCATTGGACACGAAGGGACCATAATGGGCATCGTAGCCCGGCAGGCCTGCATCACGTATTTCTTGTGCATAGGCATACATGACTAGGTCAGGACCCGGCAAACTAGTTGGAGTATCCACTAGGATAGTAGTAGCGCCGTCTGTAAACTCAACTAGAGTATTGGCCTTAACTGGATCAAAGACCATCATGCAGGTAGGCACACTCATGGTGCGTCCAATATAACGATAGCGAGTAATCTCTGTGATCAATCTGCCACTGTAGACTGTCTTGTTGGGCCTATTGAGTATGATCAACTTGCCGCATTGTCTGCGCCATTTGGGCACAAACTGATTAGTTGTTTCAAAGTCAATAGCCGAAATTACATAGCTGTATTGGGCATTGATATCAAAGCAATCTTGTTCTGTAACATTGACTGGGAAGTCTTTGTCGTTGACAGCACGTTTGAAGTTTGAACGTGCCACACGGGCCTGCGTTGAGTCAATGTCGTTGGCATAGATCTGACGGGTAAAGATGTGTGCTAGTCGAGCCCGTTCGTCGGGGATGGCATCAACCAGTGCATCCATCAACATGTCAGCCAACACCAACATGATACTGCCACTGCCGCATTGCGGATCACAATAGGTCACAGTGGGATCAGCTAGATCAATGGGATTAATCTCGGCCAACAGAGTACGGATATGCTGTTCAGCCAGCATGGTTTGATTGCCCTGACTTTCGTACAGTTTAATCTGCTGTATGCGCCGCTTGATGTTATTGGAAATCATTGTACTGACTCATTGCTCTATTGATGGTAATTTGATTGACAGCGGGCATGATCTTGCGCCACTCTGTGGGTGTTAGTCCCGTGATGTCTTCAACCAATATGGGATCAGCGGCCTGTGCAATATCGTTAAGACTGGTGTAGGTAGTGTTGTCACTCCATGCAACATCGATCAGTTTGAACACCTGCTTGAGAGCATAGCGAATACGCTGTACAGCTTCTTCTTGGGGATCTTGATCGTTCTTGGGCCACCCACTTACTGGCTTCTTGAGCACACGCTTGTTGGCACCTGCCAGCACATCGTTCTTGTTTAATTGGCTAGTTGCTCGAGTTTGATTAGCGTCTTTCTTCTTGCTCGCAAGTAGATCTGCAATGTCCTCTGTGATAGCATCACGTTCCACAGCTGAACCCACCCGATCCATATAGTTGTTGATATCCGATAGGAATCGCTTGCTGATCTCTTCTCCGTCTAAGGTGGTCCATTGATTGCCATCGTAGTCATAGACTTCGCTGACAGCCAACCACTGTGCGATCAAAGCAGCTGTGGGTGTGCCTGTGATAGTACTGACCTGCTCACAATGCTGATAAACCACACTGACAAAGCGTTCGGGCGCATAGTCATAGACCACAACACTAGTCTTGTCATCGTCTGCGTTGGGCGTCTTACAACGGAATGAGCCTTGGAAGTAGTCAGCTGCACTCTTGTCGTTGTTCATTTGATGCACTGACCACCATTCGGGCACTGATGTTCCTTCTAGGAAACGTCCACATGTCAGTGTGATAGTGCCCACACCGCCCTCAATGCCGTCACGCTGTATCAAGTTCTTGACAGTTTGGATATCCTTGACACCCTTGCCGCTGGCATTGATGATCTTGCGTTTGCCAAAGAATGGATGCGTAGCCAGCATGTTAGCCAGGGCTGTGATAGCGGCCACATCGTTGGGCAGGATCCAAAGAGCATGGCGGCTCAGCCGATCTGCTTGGGGGTTAAAGCGTTGGGGCGGTGTTTTATAGGTCTTGACCACATGTGTTAGGAACTCATTGACAGCCATGGTATTCTTGAATTGACCCTGCTCTGTGGCCAGTAGTTTGGGGAAGGTGAAGCCATCTTCACCTATGAGCTCTTTGACCCGATCGGGCACAGTGATCATGGCATAGTTGATATCGGCTCTGTGCTTAAAGGCCTTGGCCACTACAGAGTCAGGGTCTGCCTGTGCAGCCTTGCGAAGCAGCTGTTCTTCCACGTAGTCAAAGTTGTAGACTCGATCCTGTTCATAGCGTCCACTTAGCACAGTCTTATAGGGTGTGCCGCTGAGTTCCAGCTTCTTAGCCATGTTGAGGCCTTCCCACAGACGTTCTGTATTGTCCGTTGTGGTTGCATAGTGCTGCTCATCAAAGGCCACTAGATCCCAGTGAGTAGCCAGGATATCTTTGACCAATTGATTGGGCTTGAGCCAATGTGTGTTTAGAAACTGTAGGCTAACAAATACCACGTTGACACCGGGGCCCAGATCCAGTCGCTTGATCTTCTTATAGTTGTGATAGTGCCAATCAACGTAGTTAACGTGTGTAGCGGCACCCTGGGGAAGCAGCTCTGCCCACGAGTCGTTGACACCCACTTTGGCTGTGACTACCAGAACTGTACGGGCTTTTTGGGCACGGGCTATTTCGTAGGTGATAAAACACTTGCCCGCCCGCATGATGGCATTGACCAATAGATCGTCATGTTTCTTGTACTGAGTCTGGGCCCAGTCAACTATCTTCTGTTGATAGGGGAAAGCTGGAAAGGCTTCTTGTGCTAGGGCTCCGTGGCGTACTTCATTGACGATCTCACGACCCACACGTACCACATTGTCCACACTCTTTTGAGCAGGGTCAAAGAACCATTCACTTGCTGTATTGTCACTGGGAACCCACATGCCCATGCGTTTCTGACGGGGGTGTAGTACACTCTGCTCTAGCTGACGTAACTTGCTGAGGCTAGTATGTTTATCCCCAGTTTCGCATAGATCGCTGACATCTTCTACCCAAAGGATCTCATAGGGATCTGCTGAGTTGGCCGCTGTGACCTGCTCACGAATACGCTGTTCCGCAGCTGCCCTAGCTGATATTGCCTTACGACGAGCTGATCCGTTTTTGACCTGATGGGCTCGCTTGTTGAGCTTGGTAGTGTACCAATAGATAACTGAGTAATACTTCATGCTGTAGCCAATTCTTTTACGTGTTTACACTGACCGCGGAAGGTATAACCCGGGCATGAACATGTCATTTCGTCTAGATTGACGATATAGCTTTGCCCCTTTGAACCCTCTACAACTCGAGTATTTTGGGGTGCAAGTACACGGAGACTGTTTTCAAATGGATCAGGCGTTACGGGTTGAAACTTACGTCCCGTACGGCTAAATGTAATGGGCTTCTTAAACCAAAACGGTTCTTCAGTACCTTGACGTATATAGGCCACCATCTTGTCCCCTTCCAGGAGATAAGTGTGGTTAACAGCGGAGTTATCGCTCCATACAGTGGTTTCTCTAAATGCTGGCATAAGGTCTCCTAGTAACAGTTGTTTTCACGATCAATGCCCCGGGCACAGTTGCTATTGCGTATGATAGCTTCATGAGACCAATTGGGCAACTGGGTAAACTTCTCGCCGCAACGGATGCAGGGATCGTATTGACGATAGCCCATTTGATACTTCTTAATGCTCATAGTGTCAACTGTAGCGCAGCCCGTAATGGCTAGACATAAGCCCAATATAATAGTTCGCATCACTTCCTCTCTGTGTATGCAGCTATTATACAGGCTCTAACTGACATTGTCAACCATCTTTTGGCTAGACTAGATACTCACCTTGCTCTGCTTTGCAGCGCAAATTTTGGCAGCGATTTTTACTATATACTATATGTCCAAGTCCAAACCGCCAATAGAAGCCAAGGATATACTCACACTGGTGGGACAGATCAATCCCTATAATCGCCAAAAGGATAATGATACTACACTGTATAACCTATATGCAGCTGGGTTTCTCGCTGCATATTTGGCTAGTCTTATGCGAGAAGATCCTTATATATACCGTCGCTTCTACAAGCATATAGAGTCCCGCAATGATCGAAAGAATTAATCAAATCAACCGTGTATACTCAAATTTCATTGAGCAGCATACATACAAGACTCAAACTGATCCAAAAACACTACAATCAACTACAGAGCATCTAGTGTGCCGTATATACACTAAGCAGGGACAGATACAAGAAATGGATTTTAAACATCTAGTTGATCTACGTGTATAAGTAACATCATGCAGCAATACTATATACTCACACAAGATACTAAGTTCAAAGACATAGTCACGTGGTTAGATACACATGGGCAATGGTATGAAGTACACTTAAATCGTACTCGATTCATCATTGAGCCGGGTCGTTTGTTAACAGAGTTTATGTTGCTATACAGTGAACATATTGGTACAGTAGATCCTAGCTTAGATCTCGTGACTGGACTATAAGCACAAGGCCCCGCTGCTAGCATATACAGTGATGTTACTAGCTAGTCAATATAATCATACTCAGGCACTCTGCGTAGTGTAGAGTCTACCAGTATGGCCCAAGCAACACGATCTTCTGGTATATAGAACCTATTGACTCCCTTAACGGGTCCAGCTGACATCCAACCATTCTTGCTGACAGCTAGCCATAAGATCTCTTGTGTAGCTAGACTAGCACTTGATTCATAACAGAGTATAAGCATATACATGTATATAGCATAGGCAATGGGCTATAGTGCTATGCACGTATAGGCCCCGCTGCGGGGGTCAGGGGTTTTAGCGTGTATAGACTACAGGCCCCGCTGCTAAGAGTCTTCTATAGTGGATTATAGTGCTCTATAGTGGAAACCATTTGAACTATGCCTCTCTGCCCCACTCAAAAAGAATTTTTTCTAGCCTGTAGACCTGGTTCTGATTCCCACTTTTGACCAGTATTCAAGGATTCATCACACAATTTTGCACTTTGTCACACTTTTCTGCACTTTTTCTTATCTAGAACCCCTGTGTAGGACTCACTACGCATGGTGGGGTGATCTAGATCACACATGTTCACATTCTAGATCTATTGTGTTGCTATTCTATCAGTACGGTACTAGACTGTGTCTAACTGATATATACAGTATAGGACCGAGAGGGACTCTATCACTGCAGCGATCACAGTAACACCACTAGCACTATATACACTACTAAGGATAATACATGTTGACTCTAGCACACTTACAGTATAGCAATCACTCAGTACACATTAGTCAAAGCCAAGATCATCGTCATATACACTTTTTTAAGTATAACTCTATACTATGTGAATATCAGGTATTTGATTCAGATGATCACGAACGTGCTGCAGACTATTTGCTAGCACCATTGCCCCGAGGTTCATGGGGATTTTCAGAAGATTAAGGCCCGGGAAAGACCCAGACCAAAAGCCTTTTTTAGGCTTTTATTTCTTTGTGGATAGGATTCTTTGGCGGGAGAGCGAACAACCTGTGGATAAGTTTATTCTAGTGTTGCTCAAAAGCCACGCCAAAAGTTATCCACAGCTTATGCACACTAAAACAAGCGCCCGCAGTCGCCGTCCACCCCCACTATGTTCGAACATGCTGCTATTATAGCATTTTGAGCCCATGTTGTCAACAGGGTCTTTGGCCTGTGTTGCGTTAGAACAACGGACGAGTGCGGGGTCTTTTGGTTGACAGTTCGGGCGGGATCCGCTATAATTACACTATGACGACACGCAGAACACCCCGCAAAGACTGTAACTACATCATCTACGAGATGGTGGACGAGCACGGTAATAACTACATTGGACTCACTCGCAAGAGCCAGCCCAATGTGACCAAAGTGGTTGCAGAACGCTGGCGTAAGCACAAGAGCCGGGCTCGTAATGAGAACCGCTTGTGGGCGCTCTACGTATACCTAAAGAGCGGTGGACTTGAGCTGGCATGGGAGCACCGTGTCTTAGCCATCATACGCGGACGCAAGGAAGCATATGAGTACGAGCGCAGCTTGGTCAAAGAGCTAGCACCCTCACTGAATGATCAGTACCTATAACCCATCGGTTGACTGGGTTATAGTTTGGTGCTATAATTAACACTTACAACGAACAAGGAGCGAACCATGTTTAAACTATTAAGTACTGCAAACCCTAAGATCCAAAAAGGTACCAAGCTGGGCTATCTTAGCTTCATCTTGCACCTTGCGCCAGCTGATCTTAGCGGACGCGAGACTTGCCCCAAGCGCACCGCAGGCTGCACTGCTGCTTGCCTTAACACTGCGGGACGCGGTGGCATGTTCAAGCGTGGTGAGACGACCAACATGATCCAGAAAGCCCGTATACGCAAGACGGTTAGCTTCTTTGAAGATCGTGCCCAGTTTATGTATGATCTCTACAAAGACATCCAAAAGGCCATTAAGTTCGCAGAGCGTAAGGGCTTGATCCCCGTGTTCCGACTCAACGGTACGAGCGACTTGAGCTGGGAGAAGTATGATATGCTGCCCGGACTGAATGTATTCGAATGCTTCCCTACAGTACAGTTCTACGACTACACTAAGATCTTAGGTCGTAAGGTTGCGGGCTATAGTAACTATCACTTGACGTTCTCTAAAGCGGACGGCAACGATAGTGATGTAGCAGATGCGCTCTTGCAAGGTATGTCAGTGGTTGCTGTCTACGATCGTATCCCAGCAGGTACTCCGAGTGCGGACGAAACTGATCTGCGCTTTTTGGACCCTAAGGGCGTTATGCTGGGACTCAAAGCCAAAGGCCGTGCAAAGAAGGACTACACGGGCTTCGTAATTCGGTTGACAGAGGCGGCTTAAGGCCGTATAATACTAACATACAGACACAAAAGGAGCGAAACTTATGTACACCGTAGAGATCTATAAGGCAGACAAGCGAGTCAAAGTCGGAGAACGACTAGTGTCAAAGAAGGACTACGACACTGACAATCGTAGCATGTTGGAGCACACTGTCAAGCATACCTACAGGGCAAGCCAGGGTTTCCGCTACGAGATTCACGAGACCTATGTAACCCGCACCAACATGATGGGTGGTGCAGAGTATCAGGAACGCTATGATACTCCGCGTTACTGTAGCCCTAGCTCAGAAGCCTACTGGTCAATGTAGTCAAGATATAACCCTACAGCGCATAGGGTTATTCTCTGCACAGTTGACAGTTTGGGCTCTCTGTTGTATAATACATATACACAGACACAAAAGGAGCCCAAAATGTTGCATACATTTACAGTTAGCGCAGTTAATACACCTGCAAAAGCTAAAATTGTTTTTAATAAAAAATTAGGTACTGTAAAAGTAGTAGTTGCTTTTAATGTACACAAAAAACTAAACAAAAATAATGAATTAGTACACGCTTTTCCTGTGCAAGCAAAATGCGCTTATGTAAGCGGAGATGTTGCTGCTACAGAAGTATTAAATGTATTGCACACTGCAAGCAAACAGCTTAACACTACTAACATAGAAGTAGTTGAGTAAACTGTAGGGCTATTATAGCGTAGTTGACAATTTGGCTAAAGTGCGCTATAATAAACACATGTTAAAACAAAAAGGAGAACAAATGTTTACATTGCAAGTGCTTAATAGTGCGCCCGAGTGGGAGCTTGTTAACAAACTGTTTAAAACAGAAGATGAAGCTATTGCGTATTTTTACGCAGAGCTAGACATGTTTGAGGACTACGAAGTAACGGAAATGCAAATAGCATAATAACCCTAAGCCTGTAAGGGCTTTTTATAGCACATTGACAGTTTGGACAGAGTGTGTTATAATAAGTTTTTAAACAATGCAAATAGGAGCGAAACTATGCAAGCAGTTACATTTAACACAAACGGCAATGGCTATTGGAGCAGGGCTGTTAAGGCAGTAGAGGTTGTTGATATGCAAGTTGCTTACATTAACGACGAGCGCGACTTTGGCGAGCTGCGTGTGTACTTTAACACGGACACTTGGGACGTTAACACAGACGGTCTCATTTACACAGACAAGCAGTTTATGAGAGAGCTTAAAGCGTTTTTAGACGCACAAGGCTTGCCGGGCAAAGACATTAGCTATAGCGAGCAGGGTATGCAGGGAGACGACTATGTTAGCTGCGACATTATAGGTGCTAAATTTTTGCGGGCATGGGAAGCTAAGTTTAATACTGTACTAGCGTAAAGGGTTATAGCACACGCTTGACATTTTGGACAGCGTGTGCTATACTTACAGTATAAACAATAAGGAGCGCAAATGAAAGTAAAAGTTGTAAACATAGAGGCGGCAGGCTATTATGCTAGCGAACATGCTAGCGGTAGTACTGTAAAAGTAACACTGCAACGCGGCAAAGAGATTGCTAGCTGTGAGCAGATACTTATTTGGGACGAGGAGTACGCAGAGGACTGCTTTGAGGAGTGGAAGGACTGTGCGCTGGCAGGTGAAGAGGGATACACTTACACAAAGGAGACAGCGTAATGTTAACAGCAAAACAAAAAGAACTACTTGAGCAAGCTATTGATAAAATGCATGAAGCAGATGCACTAGTGCAGCAAGCACTGGGAGATACAGACAGTTGCTACGACACGCACTGTGGGATAGAGGATTTAATTGCAGACTTGCAAGCGGACGTAGAGGACAATTAATGCTGAACAATGTGCTACAGTGGACAGGCACTGTTTTTATTTTGCTAATGTATGTACTGATGAACTTTTTTAGAGAGTTGCAACTAGATGCAGTAGCTGGCTTACTAGGGGGGTTGTGTTATTTTGTGTGGACTGTGCGTGTGGCAAATAAGCCACAGATGCTGGTTAACGTTGTTGCAATAACCGTATGCGCTGTAGGGTTATTTAAAGTATACGGTTGACAGTTTGGCTAGAGTGCGCTATAATAAACACATAGCAACAAAGGAACTACATGACAAGCACACAAGCTAAACAAAAAATCGACAGTCTTATGCTACAGTTACAAGACATGCTAGAGACAGTAGGCCTCGACGAGCACGAGCGCATACAAAATGCTTTTAATGCACTTGCAATGGAACTAGACGACGTTGTATATTAACAACACTAGGGCGGTTGACAACTCCGCCCAAATACGTTATAATTAACGCATGAACACACAAACACCACTCAGTCAAGCTGCCGATCTTAAACAAGCTATCCACCTGCTCGATCAAGCGGCCAAACTAATGTACAACCTCGACGTCCGCTTGTCAGACTACAATGCCGTGCAAGCAGTAGCCGCAAGCCTGGAAGCCGATGTTACGGAGCTTCTAACACACGGCCAAGTCTAAGGTTGGCAGCCCGCCCAAAAGGCCGTATAATTAACACATACACAAACACACTGGAGCACACTATGGACATCAGCAACATTGAAAAAGTTTACTCAGGACGTTATGGTTGCATGTGCGGCTGCAAAGGCAAGTACAGCTACAACGAGGGCGTGGCACGTGAAGACTGGCAGGGTGCGGTTAGTACCCGTAGCATTAAGATCATTGCTGGCAAAGTGTTTGCAGACCCCCGCGCTGATCGTAAAGACCCTGGCTACGTTAGTGTTATTGATCGCGAACGCGGTACGATCAAAGTTGTTTATTTTAAAGAACCGGTTGACGCTTAAGCCAAAAGGCGTTATAATACATACATACAAACAAACATTGGAGCGAAACAATGAAAGTAGCAGAACTTGTAGAGATGCTGGGTTACATGGACCAGGACGCAGAAGTACACTTTGCCTACAACTACGGCGACCACTGGAGGACACAGGTTGCTCCCAAGGTTGACAATGTAGAGCAAGGTGTTGTGGAATACAGTTCATACCACAGTATGGACAAGATTGTAGACGACGAAGACTGCTACGACGAAGAGACAGGCGACTACAAGGCAGACGTGCGGAAAGTAGTGGTGCTGGGATGATTACAGCAGACAAGCTCGCCCTGCTGATCAATATGCCCTCTGTTATGCTTACTACAGCTATACAAGAGGCAGGCTACAAGAAGGACAGCTTCACGGGTGCCAAGTTCGTAGGTATCACTAACGGCGGTCAATTTTGCTATTTTGTCACCTATGTCGAGGACGGAAACATCTGTAATACTAAAGTGTTCCTTACCTATGACCCTACAGCGGACAGGGTTTCTGCAAGCTACTGATTGACTGACTTGCCAAAAGGCCGTATAATTAACACATAGCAACAAGGAGCAGTCAATGACAGTAGTTTTCAACAAAGCAAGCGAGCAACGTTTTACAGCCAATGACGTGCTGTGGTCTAAGCGTGAGCTGGTCAACGCAATGGTCGAGGCAGCACTGGTAGGCCAGACCGAGGGCTTCATTGAAATGATCGCGGACGGGCAAGAGGACTTGTCGCGTAACGGCATAAACGAAACTCTGCGTGGCGTTAAAGACAGCACACAGGACTTTCTCAACGACATGATCGCTGACCTGCAACGAGCACTAGACAAGCGTCTAGCAGAAGTTAACTACGGCGCAGCTGTCACGGGCATTAAGTACGATCTAGCAGGCAACGTTATAGACATTGAAGTTGACGTAAGCGTGGGCACTGAATAACCCATCGGTTGACAGGGTTACCAAAAGACGCTATAATTAACACATACACAAACACACTAGGAGTTCTAAATGGGTACACGATCGATGGTTGGCGTTATGGTTGGCAACAAGTGCCGCGCTGTTTATGTTCACTTTGACGGCTATCTCAGCGGTGTAGGTGCAGAGCTTCAGAGCTACACTACAGAAGCAGAAGTGCTAGAGCTGATCGCAGACGGTGATCGTAGCACATTGGACGGCGGCTTCTACGCAGAACGCGGTGAGACAGGTGTTGAGCCTAAAGAGTACGAGACCTTTGAAGAGTTCTACGAAGCTGTTGAGGGCTGTTGGGGCGAGTACTACTATGTCTTTAAAGACGGTGTTTGGTACTGTGGCGACACCTACGGCAAGTACAAGCAGCACGGCGACGAGAACAGCATCAGCAAGAAGCTTGTGCCCTACGAGGAAGCCCTTGCAATGCAAGAGGAGTGTTGCGAATGAGTGACGAAGAACTGTTTAGTCAAGTAGTCAACCAGCTGAGAGCAGACATTGCCTGGAGGGATTTTACAGCCATTGAAGAGCTGTTGAAGTTCGTCCCCCGTGAGAACCTAATCGCTTACCTATCAGAGGAGAAACAATGAGTGTAATGAGTGAACTAGCTTGGGACATTGAGTACCGAGCCTGCGAAGAAGGCATGAGTGCAGAAGACATTGCCAAAGACCTAGATGTGCCAGTTGAGCTGGTCAACAGTTGGTTCAAAGACAACGGCATTTGGGACAAGGAACCTGATATCGTGTTTCCGGACAGTTACCCCCTTGCAGACGAACTGAGCCCCTACGCAACCAGCAATTCCTAGTGTTGTTTTAGTGCAACAGGTCTAGTTGACACTTTGGCTGTTTGATCGTATAATTACTATATGAACACAGCAAAAGTAACTCCAAAAAAGACCCGGGCACACTTTGTCCTGTTCTGTGCTGGCACGCCTTTTAAGCAGAAGCGAGTAGAGAACAAGCAGGCCTATAAACGTCAACCCAAACATCGCAACAAGGATCAATGATGCCCACTATCAATAACCTAACTCCAGAGCAGGTCGAAATGTTGGACTTCATGTGGAACGAGCTTGACTCTGCAGAAGAGTTCACTGAGTGGTACGACTGTTTGGACAGCGATCAGCAACGCATGGCTGACAACCTACAGCGCCTAGTCATTATGGAAAGCATCGATGAGGATATGCTCAAGCTCAAAGAATACCCTGATGCTCGTAGGGTTATTGATCAGTTCCGGTTGACGAAGTAACCAAACGGCGTTATAATTACTACTTACACACAGCAAGGAGCAAAGATGAATATTAGCACACTAGAGCAGTATGTAGAGCGTAAGAATACATGGTCAAAGATGTTTGGCACCCCAGCACTGAGCCTGCTCAACGCTAAGGATCGTCAGAAGATCGCAGACAGTTTGGACAGCGACATGAGCCCAGAGAACCTTACCTGCGACGGCGAAGTGCGTGGCACACAGTTGATGGCCAAGACCAAGTTCCTGCAACGATGCGTATCAGAGTTGAAAAGCATCGACCCTTCAGTAACCTTTTACGAATACATCTAAGGAGCTCATATGCCTAATTGGTGCGACAACTCAGTAGAACTTTACCACAAAGACCCTGCTATGATTGAGCGGGCCCGCACAGCGTTCAATGATGGACGCCTGCTAGACGAGTTTATTCCAGTGCCCAAGGATCTACACATTGTAGCAGGGCGAGTAGGTGATGACGCTAACCCAGAGCAGAAGAAGCTCGAAGAGGACACAGCCCGTAACCTTGCCACATACGGCTACGCCAACTGGTATGACTTCTGTGTTGCTGAGTGGGGCACTAAGTGGGACATTGGTGCAGACGGTAACCCGGCACAGGACATCCCAGGTGGATTGATGTTGAGCTTTGAGTCAGCATGGGCTCCTCCAGTAGGTGCTTATGAGAAGCTCATAGAGATGGGCTTTGAGATCCGTGCTATGTATTACGAACCAGGCATGGCATTTGCTGGCATCTGGGACAACGGTGACGATGACTTCTACGAGTATGGCGGCATGAACTCAGAGCAGATTGCTGAAGAGTTGCCCGAAGTGTTAGACGAGGCTTTTGGTATTTCCGAGAGTGCGGCTATGTGGGAAGAAGAGAATCAAGAGATTGATTTGGATGGAGGCCTTAGTGCCGTTAACGAACAGGAACAAAATGAAAACAAATAAAGAAAAGAACACGCAGCACGAAAAGGATCAGATCCTTAAGGTGCGCCCTAAGCAACCGGCTTATGACTTTGCTCCGCTTGAAGCTGTAATTAGGCAATGGATCGTAGGTAAATAAAAGCATGAGCAAATTAGCGTTCTACGGCAGGCCTTGGGTGATCTTTGATGCTAAAAACCGTCTTCATCGCAAATGGTTCGCCGAATTCAATCGTACATTCAGCTGGGGGCATTGCCCAGTTCGATTTGTAGTCAATGAAGAAGCTGGCGATCTAATTACCCAAATCCAACGCGAACTGATCGCGTTTTATGTAAACAAAGAGTTTACATCAGCCCGTGAGAACCCTGTTGTAAAAAAGCCACAGAAAAAGAAGTGATTTTGGTTGACTGATTGGGCTAGGTTTGTTATACTATAGGCTAAGTTAAACAAAAGGAGCAAGCAAATGGTTACAGCAGAATTCATTGCAGCAGGTAAAGTGTTCGCAGAAGCAGCAGGTCAAGAGATGTACGCTAAGGTTGGCGAGCGTGATGCTTGTGGTTTTGGTTGGGTTGAGGTCTACGTTGATCGCACTAACTCCAAGCAGGCCAAAGAACTGATCAAAGCAGGCTTCCGTAAGGACTACAAACCAAAGTGCCTGAGCATGTGGGATCCAGCAGGTGTTCCTACTCAGAGCATTTCAGTTAAAGAAGCGGGTGCATACGCCTACGCCAAATATTTGCAGGGCTTAGGTTTGCGAGCTTATGCAGGGTCCAGAATGGACTAAAAGAATACGGTTTGGTTAGCCAAAAGAGATTGACACTTGGCTAACCAGACTGTATAATAAGGACATGCTGAGAAGATAGGCTTTGAAGCATTAATTTTAAACACACACAGAAAGAGGCACATTATGGCTACAGATAAACTTTTTACCGTTTGCGGTACTTCTAAACTTGATGGCGAGTACAAGGTTCGCTTTGCCAATGATACTATGCGTATCAAGGTACTGGCTAAACATGGTCACGAGGACATTACTCTTATTGAGTTGCCCCAAGCTATGAGCAAGCTGGAGGCAGTCAAGTTCATTAAGACTGTTGACGAGTTTGAAGGTGCTGGTGCACAGAGCGCCATCGCTGACTACTTGGATCGTAAGGACGAAGCTCCTAAGGCAGTTGCTGCTCCTAAAGTCAAGGCCACCGCCCCTAAGGCCCCTGCTAAGACTAAGAAGGTAGCTGTTCCTGCAGACGCAGAAGACGCTCCATTCTAAACTAACGCACCGTATCGTACACTGAGATAATTAATAGTATGCGATACGGTGTTTCATTTTCCACAGAATATTTAGAAGGCGGGTGCGTAGTTATACGTGACTTCCAATCAGAACCGAAAGGTCGAGTGCTATCTATCGTAGTACGCGACAACAGGTACGAAGCTGAGCAGACAGCTCAATACATTTGCGACTTATTAAACAAAGACCTAAGAAATGAACTGGGAACTTTATGAGGTTTGGGCCGTTGATCTTGACGGCCGCGAAGAACTCGTTGAAACCACTAAGAGCATGAAGGAAGCGAGAGTTATTGCTCAAACACAGCTCGAGCTAGAAGACTGCACCAAGTGCTACATCTACAAAGAAGATGAAGAAGGTGACTTGATCAAAGTCGATACGATACGATAAGAATTACGCGACTGTGGTGAAATAGGTAGACACAAGAGACTTAAAATCTCTCGCTGAAGGGCGTACCGGTTCGATTCCGGTCAGTCGCACCAAGAGTAAGGGCCTCTAGCTCATGTTGGTTAGAGCAGCGGACTCATAATCCGTTGGTGCCGTGTTCGACTCACGGGGGGCCCACCATATCAGCCCTTAGCTCAGTTGGATAGAGCAACAGCCTTCTAAGCTGTAGGCCACTGGTTCGAATCCAGTAGGGCTGGCCAGGTTGACAGTCGATTCGTTTGGTGTTATACTGTAGTTACAGTGAACAAATAGGAGCGAACTATGAAGATCAAACTAGCTATTGTGGTAACCACAGCCGTTGCCCTGCTGTTGATGTCAGGTTGTGCATCAACTAGCAATACCAGCCAAAACCCCTACGCAACCGCTATCATTGCAGCCAACACGGTACGCAATGCACAAGGTTTGACCCGTAACGGAGTCAACGCAGAGCTGAATCAACAGCTGAAGAACATGTTGCGTAATTACAACAGAAGCCAAGGTAGCTATTGACACTTTGGCTTCTTGGCTGTATAATTAACACATACACTAAACAACTAGGAGCGAAAATGCTAGTTCACTTTATCAACTCAGGCTTCAACACAGACAACGGTATATTTGAAGTTGAAGTACACAGCCTAAAGATCGACGGCAACAACCGTCCCTACGCTATTGTGGCCAATCCCTTCCGCCCTACAGATTCATGCCGTGCAGAGTTTAATGGCACTGAATGGGTGGTTGACTTTGATTGATTTTGGCGCTATAATAGCTGTACACTGAAACATTAGGAGCACTACATGGATTACCTAATTAAGATGGAAATGGCACAGGCACTTATCCTACAGGCCATTGCGTTGGTTGAGAAAGTTGACGGGTTAGAGTCAGTAGAAGAAGGCTTGAGAGAAGCCAATTGCAACCTCAGAGAAGAGATTAACGAGTACAAAAGCCACGCAGATTTTGGTTGACAGATTGAGCAATCCTTGCTATAATATACACATACACTAGCAAACAAGGAGCGAAACTTATGAGCAACGAATTCAAAAGCTGGGAAGAGATGACTACTGTAGAGCAGTATGCATGCCAGTTCTGGGATATGTACAAGGATGCCTACGGCGTTCGCCCACGCGGTATCGATACCTCTAGCTGGACAGAGGCAGAGTTCGAAGCTGAGTTCGTTCAGTTGAGCAAGACCATCGATGAGAACTACCGGGACCAGTTGGCCCGTGAAGAAGTGGCCAAGCATGACTTCGAGATGCGTATGCTGAGCCTGCTCCAAACAGGTGCCAAGGATCGTGAGATGGCCCTGCGTTGGATACACGAGGCAGAGGGTAGCAACGGTGACGACGAGTACCTTTGCTTCTTGCTTGGTCTTCCATATCGTTACTTTGTCAAGGAGGCAGTATGATTACAGTAGAGTCTAGAAGCAACTACGATCAGCGTCACGGTGGATGCTTTGATCGTGGCTCGGCAGACAGCTATTATGGACGAGTGCGTGATCCACACTTCTATGTGGCGGGCACTGGAACCAGCGATAGAGTCACTGATCTAACACCCTCAGAGATCCAGGCCTACTTGGCGGGTTATCAGTGGAACGAACAGTTTGGAGACAAAAAGAGTTGGGATTGATTGGTTGACGACTTGTCCAAAAGGCCTTATAATACATACATAGACAGCAACAAGTAGGAGTTAGAAATGCGTAGAACCCAAGCAGACCGTCAAGCAGAAGCCGCTCGTGCCCAACAGATCACTGAGCAACGTGTCCAGGATCGCAAGACCGGAGAGTTCTACAATCCTAAAGAAGCTTTCGACAAGCTGATGAACAAGCCCGAAGTCCTGGCTAGCTTGAAGCGTTTGGCAGTACGTTGATGAAGTATACACTGATCACCCGCTCGGGCAAGGTGTATACTTTCTATGTAGCAGCTCTGGCAGAGCAGTTCCAGCAGGCCTATGGCGGACAAGTAATTACCCAAGACATTTTGGTTGACAAGGTTGCCCAAATCCAGTATAATTAACACATAGACAGCAACAAGGAGCAGCATATGGGTTACAAGGTACTGGGCAAAACAGAAGACTTGATGCAAGGCTACGAGCCCCGCAAGGGACTTGAAGGTCCATTTAACTTCAACGGGCGAGTGTTGTATTATGACAACGCAGAGGGCAAGTACTGGGATCCGCGTACAGACTTCTATGTCACCTACGATGAATACTTTCGGTTGACAGGCCTCATCTAAACCTGTATAATTAAGACTTAAACACAGCACATAGGAGCGAACCAAATGGCTTATATTTCCGCAACAGACGTCCAGGCAATCCGCACAGAACTCAAACAGCGTTTCCCCAAGTGGAAGTTCGCAGTGCGCAAAGGCGCAGGTAGCCTGTCAGTAGATGTCAACATCATGCAGGGCACTGCGAGCTTTGATGATCATTTCAGTAATGGACGCCGTTATGCACAGGTTAACCAGTACTGGATCGCAGACCACTTCAAAGACTCTAGTGAGCGTCAAGCTATTGAAATGATCAATGAGATCATGCACAATGCTCCGGGTCGTGCAGGTGGCAAACAGTACTTCGATGAGAGCGATGCACAGACTGACTACTTCCACACAGCGTTCTACACGCACTTGAGCATTGGCAAATGGGACAAAGATTACAGCTGCGTAGAAGGTTAAATGGTTGACAGGGTTGCCCAAACCCTGTATAATTAACACATACACTAAACAACTAGGAGCTGATATGACTAACGAACAATTTGCTAAGACCTTGAAGGTAGGTGTGTTTGCTGACCGCGACACAGTTGCTGAAGCACTAGAGTACGCTTACGCCGTGTTGAAAGGTAACCCTGCAGGCCTTACAGCTCTGCATGTGGTACTGAACACAGTGGCTAACCAGATTGAGCTGAATGCTCTACACGAAGAATTAGGAGTAGCATAATGGCGGACGTTCTACATGCACTTTATATGACAATGGAACTGTGGATCTTTTTGGCAGTTCTAGGAGTTAGTATTTTAGTGGTTGACGGTTGGCGTTAAAGACAGTATAATAGATACATAGACAGAAGCAAGGCGATCCTCAAATGTAAGAACCCAGCAGAAATGCAAAAAGGGTTGTAACCAAGGGATCCGAAGCGAGTTTGGAGACTCGGCCTAAACGATAACATAGACAGTTAGAAAAGAGTTAAAGGTTACCTACACCGTTAGGCACAGTAAGAGAGGAGCACAGGGGCCGCCCTACGCAATCTTACAGTGCATGAAATAAGGTCAGCGGCTTAGGCTGTGTGGACCCGGAGAAGCGGCGGAGTATGTAGGCAGTAATGACGGTACAAGCCCTTGTGGAGACGGTCCCTTGGGTAGACTACATGTTCCTTTAGTTCTTTTCTAACTGTCATGACTAGGTTGACAGCTAGCCAAATTAGTTGTATAATTAACACTTACACACATTAGGAGCGAACCAAATGGCTAAGACACTCAAAGACATCGACAGCAACAAGCTGGGCGACTACCTGGAAGACTACTGTAACGATGCATTGAACAAGCGGCTCCGCAAGTTCCTAGTTCTAGATGATCCAGCTAATATTGAGAACATCCTGGACAAGGCTAACTTTGAAGATGTTACCAACGAAGACATCCTAGTGGGCATTGCGGTGGCAGAAGCCACACTGGTACAGGTTAATCGGGTACTGAAAGCACAGGGCATCAACTTTGCATTCCGACGCTTTGATATGATCGAATACGATACCTATATGTTAGTCAACACTAACGAGAATCTCAAAGCCACTGCCCAGCGGGTGCGAGAGTTCCCCTTCAAGACCAAACAGGTTGACAGTGGCCCGTTTTGACAGTATAATTACTACTTAAACAACACATAGGAGCGACTTATGAATGTACAGCAAATCAACACAGCGATCATCACAGGCCAACTGAGCAACAGCGATCTGGACTCAATCCAAGACGCTATCCGATTCGCCAAAAGCCGCATTGCCAATCAAATGAGCGTGACACTAAGCCCAGGCCGCAAGGTCACAATGACACACGTCAAGCTGGGCGGCCGTGTTACAGGCACCGTGCTCAAGGTTAAGATCAAGAAGGCAGATGTGCGTTTGGACACGGGTATGATCTATACAGTGCCCTTGAGCATGTTGACAGCTGTCTAAATAGACTGTATAATAACTAATTAAACACATAGGAGCGACTTATATGAATAAAGGTTACAAGGTTCTCAAGCTAGACGCAGAGAAAGCCACAGTCAAGTCAATGGAGCAGTTGGCCATTGAGAAGAATCTAACTGAGACAGATGCAGAGATCATCGAGCGTCTGCGCCAACGTTTTGACATCCTGGACGACATGACCCGTGCTGTCAAGAAGGGTGATGTACGTGCTATGATCGTAACAGGCCCGCCAGGTGTAGGCAAATCCTTTGGTGTTGAGACAGTACTGAGCAAGCATGATGTGTTCGCAGACATTGCCAACAACTCCAAGCTGAAGAAGTACGAAGTAGTCAAGGGCGCTATGAGTGCAATTGGACTCTACAAGAAGCTCTACGAGTACTCAGATGCCAAGTGTATCCTAGTGTTCGATGACTGTGACAGTGTCCTGCTTGATGACCTTAGTCTTAACATCCTTAAGGCTGCATTGGACAGTTCAAAGAAGCGTACCATTCATTGGAACACTGACAGCCGTCTCTTACGTAGTGAGGGTGTGCCCAACTCATTCGAGTTCAAGGGTGGTGCAATCTTTATTACCAACATTAAGTTTGAGCACGTTAAGAGTAAGAAGCTGCAGGATCACTTGATGGCACTTGAGAGCCGTTGCCACTACTTGGATCTGACTATTGATACAGAGCGTGAGAAGGTCTTGCGTATTAAGCAGATCGTAGCAGACGGCATGCTGGACTCATATGACTTTGAAGAGTGGCAGAAGCTGGAGTTGCTGGACTTCATTGATACTAATAAGAAGAAGCTGCGCGAGCTAAGTCTTAGGACTGTGCTTAAGATCGCAGACTTGCGCAAGAGCTTTCCAGATCGTTGGAAGGCTGTTGCAGATGTAACAGTAATGCGTAGGACGTGATTCGCTCCCACTAGTACGCTGCTGTTATAGTAGTGCTAGGGCTGTAGCCAAGTGCAATGCTTGCTCTACACGCTCTAGTTGTTGTGCCCCTAGTGTTATAAATCCGATTCGCTCCCGGTGACACTAGGGGTTTTTTTTTTGGCTGCAATTTATTTACCATGACGAACTAAAAAGAAAAGTGATCAGAGAAATTATTTCTCTCGGGGCCGTGGTGGTGAGGTCGGTGACGAGGTGGGGGGTCGGGGCTTTATATATTATATTATTAATACGCTATTATTAACGCTTAGTGGTGCTAAATCACCAGGCAGAAAGCATAAGTACTTCACCTAAATTTTTTGCGCGGCAGATTTTTTACCCTACAGGACCCATTTCGGGCTATATAGTGTTCCCGGTCTTTAGACCCTGCCAACTGATGAGCTTGCGAAGCTGTGGGCGATGAACAATCCCAACGGTTTAGATAATATGCAAGTGTCTACACACAGCATCAACACTGCTAGCCGTTAGAGCAAGGTTTAACACTATAAACACACTGTCACTGTTACTGGCATTGAACAGAGCGTGCTCCAAACAAGTGTCAATAAAGTAGACTCTACCATGTTGAAAGTTCACTACACGATCTTCCAGCATGAAATACATCTTTGGCGGGTTACAGTTTTCCAATGGTACAAACAGTCTAAAACAGTCTATGTTGATTTTTCTATTGTCTCTATGTGTAGGGAAGTAGCCACCGGGATTCAATCGTATAACATGGCTGCGCCTAATCCAAGGTTTTAGATTACCTATATAAGGTTCTGCATGTTCAAACACGGGCGTAGGCACTTTAATATCCAATTCAGTTAGCCTAGTTCCACGCTCTCTATTCCATTCCTGTAGACTGTCAAGATCCGGAATTCCCGATAACTCTCCGTCTAAGCTGGTAATGCTAAGACCCTGTCGCGGTATGGGCTTACGTGGATTATAGGGTTTCCACTGGTCTTGAAATGCGTCGATACTGGCTAGAAACTTTTTGGGATTGTACTCTAGATCTAGACCGTAACAGTGTCCAAAACGAGTAAGTTGAAAATACAGTAGGCTATTGTCGTGTAACATGAAATATTTAGTGCTTGCGAGTTATATGACTATATAATTAGGCTAAAAATTTTGCTGCAAATTTTTTTTTTTTGGGCAGGGTAGGTATCTAGCATTCAGTTAAATAACATTATGCACACTTCGAAACCCTTATGCTGGGTTCCCTACTACTCAGCTGAAATTACCTACAAAGAAACTAAACCCTGCTGTAAGTTCAACTACAGTGATCTCCTACCATATCCCAATATTCAAGACTTCGATTCAGACTCTGCTAATGTATGGCGCAAAGAGAGTTTTATGGGTCAAGAGCTGGCCAATCAATGCCGTGCCTGTAAGGTGCCCGATGGTGTACACAACTTTGAACGGCAGAATCGCAAAGAATTTATCAAGCTAGGATGGACAGCACCCACACGCCCAAGTCTGCGCAAGCTGATAATAGGCATGGACAACATCTGTGCATCATCGTGTATACAGTGCGGTCCACACTTTAGCAGCACTCTAAACAACTTGGCTAAAACACAAGACTACCAGCAGATATTGGGTCAAGAGTATCAATTACCCGGAACTCAACAGATCGACTTTAATCAACTAGAGGGCAAGCTGGCTGATCTTGAAGTATTACACCTATACGGTGGTGAACCCCTAATCAGTCCAAATTTAGAAAAGCTAGTCACTATGCTGCGCAGTCAAAGTCCCAAGCTGCGTAGAGTCGGTATAAGCACGGGACTTACACGTATCAAAGAACGCAACGTTGCGCTGTTGGCAGAACTGGGTGTGCCCGTACTCTGTAACATTAGTCTAGATGGACCCATAGAGTTAAATTCATGGATACGTGGCATTACACCCGACGAGTTTACCCAGAGTTGGGACATGTTACTCAAGTATGGACCTAATATAAGAATCATAGGATTTCAAACTACCATAGGCAGCTATAACACATTTGCTCTACCAGAACATGTCAAGTTTATGCAGTCACTGTGGCCTCAAGTTGGACATCGTTTACCACCGCACATAATGAGCACTATCATACACAAACCTGAACAGCTACATCCCAAGCAGCTGCAGACAGCAGAAAAAAATGCCATTGTTCACAAGCTCACTGAATACTTACCTACAGCACCTACATGGGCTCGAGAGTTAATTACCACAGCTATCCATGCACAGCAAGAGCCCGCAACTATAGACTGGGCGTTGGTGCAACGTAGAATGAATACCTTTGGTTTTTGGCGAGGTGATACTAGACAGTGGCAGCAACAGTACGATCATTATATGGGAGGTTAATAGGCCTTAAAATCTTGCTGCATTTTTTTGCGCTGGCGCTTCGCGCTCTTAGTCTTGGTATCTAGCGAGTTTCCCATCAAATAGATAAGTACAAATATAACTAGAGACTAACCATGCTACACATCATTAACAATCTTGCAGATCCCCTAGTAGATCTTCTGCGGGACGACCCTGTTCGTCCCGAGATACCTACTGCAGCTAGAGTACATGACTCAGCTGAGATATTTGTATGGATCCTAGATGGCAAGCCCGCAGCCGTTACCTGTGTGCGCTACTGTGCTGCTGTACCCCGTTCAGTACAAGAGCTGGATCAATCTGCAGAAGAAACAGTGGCTGTGTTCTACACTATTTGGAGTTATCAAGCGGGTGCGGGTCGACAGTTGATACGTGCTGCTGCGGGACATATACAGAACAATCGCAAGGGCATTAGCCGTTGGGTAACACTGAGTCCCAAAACCGAAATGGCCCGCAAGTTTCATCACTCAAACGGTGCGCTGACACTTCAGGAAAACGACACCACCATCAACTACGAGTATCTATTAGATATCGTCAATGTTGTTTAACAGCTGACGCAACTTGGTACTTTCCACACGTACTTGACTAGTCTTGACCACCATGCCCTGTGTGGGATCTTGGGCTGCTATTTCGCCAGTAGCGGGATCAACGATCGAGTTACGTTTAATACTGTTCATAATGGTGCTGCTGCGGGTTTCACCTGATCCCGAGCTTTCATCACTTTGCTCTTCTGAGTTGGTAATGCGCAGTGTATCAATATCAAAGTCCAAGTCAATTTTCTGCCCAACACCACTTGAACTACGTGTCTTCATCAGCTGGATTTGATACTTGCCCCGTTCACGCATGGCTCTTGATGTAAAGATACCAAACACGTTATCTGCTGTTTGAATCTTTGATAGTCCACCTGAAATATGGCTGTGATCAAACTCAACTTCTTCAACAGCACCACGGTTCAACTGTGCCGCTGTGACAAACACACAGTTCTTTTCCACAGCTAGGTTACGCAGCTCTTCTGATACATACTTGTCCTTGACAAACAAGTTTTCCGCTGAAATCTTCTTGCTTAGGGGCATGAGCAGGTCCATATAGTCCACTAGCAATACGTCACACTTGTGCCCCATTTTGACTTCGTATTCTTTTAGATATGCACGTACATCGTTGGCTGTTTTACCAGAGGGCATATACTTGACCTGTAGGTTACCACTCTTCTTGCCAATGACTTTGACACGCATTTCCACTTCATCAATCTGTTTAAACACTTCTCTAGTAGGGATTCCAGTCAACATAGAGTCCACACGCATACTGACCAGTTCTTCTGAAAGTTCTAGTGTTAGATAGATAACATTAAGTCCAGCGAGTGCGTAATTTACTCCAAGATTAGCTAAGAACAGACTCTTACCAGCACCTGATCCACCAGCAAAGATATTGAGCTCACCACGGTTAAATCCACCAAACAGTTTCTGATCTACAGCGGCCCAGCCAGTTGAAATCTGTCCGTTCTTGTCCTTGATACGCAGTAGTCTAGCACGGGGATCTAGGAAGTAGTCAGTGCCCATGTCTTTCTGTAGGCCAATTTGCACTGCCTTCTTGATCAGTTCTTCTACTGGGCCATACTCACCTTTTTCCAACAGATCAGCTGACTCTAGAATAGCCTTTTCCAGACCCTTGTGACGTACAAAGGTTTCAAAATCTGTCAGCAACCAATCATAGTGTGCTTCCTGTAGATCAGGAGGAACAGCTAGGGTCTGTTGTGTGGCTGCGTTGACAATCTCAGGTGTGGGAATGATGTTGTGTTCATCTACATAGTCTTTGAGAAACTTGGCCACACCCTGTAGCTTGCGATCAAATAGACTGGGATCCCAAATGCCTTGACAGCGAACAAAGGTCTCTGCATCGCCCAGCATCATTTCTAAGTATAGCTTTTGGATGTCATATCCGTAGTCTGCGTTTTGTCTTGTTGTCATTGTGTTATTATATACTCTATTGTCAGTTAAGTAAAGACTTTTACATCGTAATGGCTCTGGAAGTTCATGGCATCCACTCGGTTATTGACCATGGGCTTACCCTTGATGTTTAGACTGGTGTTGAGCAACATGGGACATCCAGATCGATCATACCATGCTTCTAGCACCTGTCTGATGGGTGTTCCATTTTGCGGAACTGTTTGAACACGACTAGTCCCGTCCCTATGAATGACAGCAGGAAATAAGTCAGGATGCCTACAGCGACTGATGTATTGCATATACCTATGATCACTGCTACTACCACACAGATCAAAGTACATGTCAGCATGTTCCTCCAAAATAACGGGCGCGAATGGTCTAAATTGTTGTCGTCTCTTGATTGCATTTACTGTGTCCTTAATATCATGACCTCTGGGATCTGCCAATAGGCTTCTATTGCCAAATGCTCTAGGTCCAAACTCTGCACGTCCCTGTGCAACTCCGCATAGAGAATTGGTTATCAAGTGATCAACTATCTCATCGGGACTGGCTTTTATTTTCAAATCGTAACCTAGATCGCAACCTGGCCAAGGCATGTGTGTTCTAGTTTTGGCCAACACAGCACCAACACTGCTGCCAGCATCTCCAGGATTAGGCATGATCCAAACATGGTTGAAATGTTTGAATGCAATGGGGTTAGCCGAACAGTTGAGCGCACATCCGCCCATGATTACCAAGTTAGTGCTGCCAGTCAGTGCCTTGGCCTTACTGATGATCTTGTCAAAATAAGACTCGTATATTCTCTGTGTAGCAGCGGCAATATCAAATATATCGTTGACCACTAGGTCGGGTGCCCACTCTTGGCAACCTCGATGTAGATTGCCTTTTAGTGCAACCAGCTTACTAGAGTTGTCGTTAAAAAAGTCTTGCCTAATTCTATCATACAGTTTCTTTGGGTCGCCATATGCGGCCATACCCATTAGGATATATTCTTCTTCGTTAGGCTTTAAAAAACAACGCTGTGTCATGGCTGAGTACCATAGACCTAGACTGTTGGGATAACTCTGACTGTATACTCGACGTAGTCCTTGTGGGCTACCTTGCCAAATAGTCAGTGTTTCAAACTCACCTATGGCATCTATCACTACCACGGCTGCTTCTTTATATCCGCTGGTATAGAATCCGCCAGCTGCATGACTTTCGTGATGCATAACAGTTGATATAGGTGCTGATACATTCCACTGTTTAAGATATCGTTTTATGTTATTGCTTCTATGATTGAATCCCTGCCCTGCATACCACTGTCTAGCGGTTTTGTATAAGGGCTTTTCGTACCACACTACTTCGTTGGGTTTACCCCAGCGATTTGCATATTTGACAATGCTGTCACATAGATCGGCATCATTTTTTTTGCCGCTGAATCTTTCGCTATGGCTAGCAAAGACTAGTTGATTGTCATCGAATACTGCCAGTGCGGCATCGTGACTGTTTGCTGAGATTCCCCAAGTAATCATTTGTAGATGAACGGATCTCGTTTACGTAATTCTGCTAAACGCTTTTTAAGCGATCGATAATCTTTATAACTTTCAATAGGATGTCTAATCCAATCCCATATTAACATTAGTTTATCCATTTTTTCATCCTTAGTTGTATTTTTAAAGGCATAGATTCTTTAGCAGATACAATGCTCCATAGTGTATATAGCCTTCCGTATTGTCGCATAGCATCATTTACATCTTTAACACCATCCGGCCAATCGGGCATACTAACTGACCAGCCTAGTTCAATTGCCTGTTCAGCCATCTTGATACCTGCTGCATCTCTATCGGGAACTACAATAACTTCTCGATTAAGTTGATTGAGTAGAGCAACCTGTTGCGGTCCTACTTCATTACTCATGACAGCACATCCATCTATGCATATAGCATCCAACGGGCCCTCTGTTATCAGTACAAATTTACGATCATGTGATTGTCTATCTAGATTGAATACATAGCCGGGCTGTTGTTCACTGATGTATTTGATCTTACCGTCTTTGACCAGTCGTGCTGTATAGCCTACAATTCTATTTTGATAAAAGAACGGAACAATTAATCTGTTGTTAAACCCATCTTCAGGAGTCCAATAGAATGGATAGTCTTCTAGATATAATCCCCTACTGATCATGTATTCCATAACAGGCACTAGTTCTTCAGGTGGTGAATGTAGAAAACTACTAATGGGCTCTGACCCTAGTGGTAATGCCTTGTCTATGAATGTGGGCAACACCGCTTGAGTACCAACATACTGCGGATCTTCTTTAAGGCGTAGTGCTTCAAGCACACACTTGTTAATTAGATCATCTGATGCATTTAACCAGCGTAGTAATTTTTTAAATTTAACACTTAGCGGCCTACCTGGTTGCCAACTGGCTTTGAATCCACAGTTAAAACAATGATAGCTAACGCCCTCGGTTATCATAATACCACCACGCTGCCGCTTATCCATACTGTCGCCGTTATGGTGACAACATACAGCATTGAAGCTGATCCACCCACTAGGAGTAGCTTTGCGCTTTGGAGGTAGATGTGCTGTAGTTGTGTCTATGATGAGGCTCATAGACTTATTTTACAACAATACAGTTACTTTGTCAAGTGTTCCGGTGTTTCCTATTTCCAAATCATACTTGACTCTAAACCAAGCCATTTCTCGTGTATATGTTGGGTAGCTGTATGTCTTGGTTAGGGTTGCGGTAGATGTGGCAACGGCGAATGCTTCGATATCTACCCAGTCAGTTCCTGTACTAACTACATCACTGGTAGTATACTGTACTGTAACGGTGCCAGCTAGAGCTTTGAATTCAAAATTCAAATCTACTGTATCGTCTTCAGCAGCTCGTAGTATATTGGGTTGGCGTATTTCCACAGCATCGCTATAATAGGTTGGTCGCCAAGGCAGACTAGTATTGGTATTGGTAATTGGAATGAATCTAGTAATATATCGAGCCGGAACACCAGTGGCCAACACAGATCCAATTAGTTCAATATTACCCTTTGCACCAAACTGGGTGTCAGCATACATGACAGTTCTAGTAACTGTTTCATCTTCGTTGACTGTTTCGTTATAAATTGTAAAATTTAAAAATTGTGGGGTAATGTTAGATAATGCATCCTCAGCAATGGTAATAGTAGCAAGCCCGGTAGTTGCCGAAGGTGCCACATCAACGGTTGCTAGGTCTCTGCCTAGTGTATCAGTTATAGACATTTTAAGAGTCATTTCACTAATGTCTATCCGTTTTTGGTCTGAATTTTTTACATCTAAGGTAAGTACATTGTCTACACCTTGATAGATTTTTACACGATTTTGATACACGATGTTCCACCTCACAGGAAATAAAGCCACATCCGCAACTACATTAATTCGGTTTGGGTATAAATAACTTGAAATTTTTTGCATTTGGATAAAAGCCCTCACTACTATTTATATGGTTAAACTAAGAGACAACATCGAAAATCAACTACCCTTTATAAGTGTGTTAAACTACGGCGAAGCAGAATACGTAGGTATCATAATCAACCAGGATCAGTTTGTTACTAGTTTTTATGATTTAGAATCTATCAAAACACCTGAAGAAAAAACAATGCTATTAGAACTTGGAGAAGCCTGGTGGTGGGAGTCGAATCGTCAGATTCCTATAACTATCTTCTTGCGCAGAGAGATCGAGCCATTTAAATACAGTATCAAAACATTTAATTCCAAGGATGTTAAGATTGTATTAGGACCCGTAGTTAACCTAATGAATCTTACGTTAAAGCGTATTAAACGTAAGAGTGTACAATTAGTCCGTAAAACTCGTTAACTGAAATCGTAGCTGATTTGTTCGCAAATTAAATTCATTTGCACCACTACAACCATGGCATAAGCTACAGCATGGGCTTTCTTAAAGTAGTAGTCACCGTTCTCGGGTTTCTCCCAAATCGTCTTCCCAATCTCCGTCCATTCCTTCCCTATAAGGTGTTTCTTCGCTGGGCGGATTAAAGCGAGACACATTGCCAATTCGTTGATGGAAGATGGCTTCATCTGTCTCAATAAGCTCCCATACCCATTTACGTGGAATAGTAAAGCCGTGAAATCGTCTTGTTCTAATAGATCCCATAGTGGTTCTGTCTCCATTAACTTATGCAAGTGAGCGTCATCCTTAACGCCTTTGTATATACTAACATTCAAAAAATCTAATTTAAAATATCCTCGATCTTCTGCCTGTTTATAGTCTATGTTTGAGAGATTAGTTGCGGGGTCGTGGGGTATACTTTGTAGGTAAACACCTGTGTTGTGTCCCACTAATTTGTCATTGTCGATACGACTTGCCTTGACGTGTTTAATGACGCCAAGTGCCGAATCTCTATCAAAGAAATCAATGTCAATATCTGGCATTAATGTTTTACCTCTGATTCAAATAGTATTAACGGTAGTGCATCTACCAAGTATGATGCGTATGCATCTGCTGATGCTAGGTCGTCAAACCCAGTTAGTTTTACATATACTGCTGTGTCATCTTCACTAAGGATAACTTCTAAATCAAGTTTTTGTGCGTCTAAATTTGGTGTGATCATAAGTTTGATTCCTTAACTACTTCTCTAACTAATTCTAAATCACCTCGATATTTTTTAAACTTATTAACCCATACCGGTGGATCTATGACAGTACTTATCGAAGATAACTGCTCATCGCTTAATGTACTTAGTAGATTTTTGCCACTAGTACAGTTGAGTATTAACCATGGACTAACTTTACCGTCTTTAATGTCATAGGTGGCTCTGTTAGTACTAACATATTTAAAATAGTGATTCCATAGACTGTTATTATCGTTTGCCCACGCCTGCATATGAGTTACACTACGTTGTAGTGCGGTTTCTACATTTTCAGTATGAATTAGCTCTAACACATATTTTTCATATAGCTCGTCACGACACCAATGATCTAATTTAACTCCGCTACGCACAACCCAATCAATATAGTTATCCGGATACAACGGACCAACATTGCTAACATAACTACCAAATTTTACAAATGCATTGTAGTAAGGACTACGTGCAAATTCATCATATGTTTTAACTGATTTAGCCTGCTGTGTCAGTTGATAAAACCTAACATAGGTCTGATACCCCACTACTACATGTTTCTCTTCTTTGGCCAAGTGTCTACGTTTCTGTTCACACATATGAACAGTCAGTGTCTTTTCTTGTGTGTATGCTGATTTACAAAATTGACAAATATAAGGTTTATTGTTCACGCTTAAATTTAACATCATTAAAACATCTTAGCAATTTCTTGTTTGCTATATCCGTGGCTTTCGGCTAATTCTTTAAGTTCGGCAAGTGTGGATATTTCTGCCAACACTTGAATTTCATCATCCTTGAGATGTGGGAATTTTTCTTCTAAGAACTTAATACGCTTGTTGTCGCCTTTCTTTTTCTTAAAGCCTATCCACTCATGATAAAATATCTTTTTACTTTCATGACTGCACATACACAACAGTTTCCACATTAACTTTGGATGCTTTTGTAAATCGAACCAGTACTTGTTAAAGAATTCATTGACTGTTAGTACAAAATGTTCTTGGGTCTCCCTAGGCTGACTTTTAACATTTGACACGTATCTGTTAAGGATAAAAAACTCTTGCTTGAGAGATTTTTGTTGATCTGCATCTATTTCATCCCACATGGTTGTAGCACCCATGTCAACGGCTGCAAGTTTTTCTTTAAGTTCGATCTTTTCGCTCATAATGGCTTGTCCTTGGATAGTCTGTATATCATTATAGCACGATCAAGAGCCTTTTGTAAAGCAGGATTGGTTGGAGCTGCCCGACGAATTTCACCCCACATTTTACTTTCCATCATATGTTCGTGCAACGGTCTGCCATCACTTGTTCTTGAGTCAGGTTGCCAATTATTGCCTTTGTTGACATAGGGTTGGATACTAGCTTCAAATGCCTGTTGATGCATCTGTTGTTGATGATCATAGTCCCAACCAATTGCTTGTCGTGTGCCCGGGTCGGATCCAAACTCTCTAGCGTAGGTCACACCGTTTACCTTTTCGTATACGTAGGTTGCACCAGGCTTTAGTGTACCCATTATAGTAACTTTGCCTGATCTTTAAATTGTTCAATCTCATCTTTAAGACGCAATTTTATTTTTTTAAGTGTTTCAATTTTAAGATCATTACCGCGTTGATTGTATAACACAGTAATGTCTTCGTCAATTTTTCGATGTTTATCTTCAAGGTGAGAAATATGATGTTCTATTTTTTCACGGGTAAGCATTATAGACTCCTTATAGAATTTTACTTAAATCTATTAATTCGTTTTGTCTTGATATCTCTTTTACAAAATAGCTGCATAACGGTTTAGGTTCAGTACCTAATGGCACAGCCAGTAATTGACCATTTTTCATTTTAGGGAAATACCATTTAACGTCATTGTAGAAATTTACAATTTCGATCTTTTTAAATTCTACTCTAAAACTACTTAACGGATTAAAACATAATGCTTCGAAGCCTCGATCATTTAAACTAGTAAGTGGTAATATTTCAATATCACAACTACTTGAACTGTCACCTACAGCAATTGACCAATCAACTGGCATGGCTACTTCGTGTTCGCCTATCCTCAGCACCATTGCTGGACTGTTGAAACTTTCAAGAAATATAAGTGGCATAAAAAAGAAATCTGGTTCTTTAGAGTCACTATTATCTAATACTGCAAATCGTGTACTGTCATCGACTTCGTCTGGTAGGTTATTTAAATCAAACCCTATATTTTCTAATGTTAATATTTGCATCTATCCTGTTTCCAATGTAGTGTAGTAATTTTACAACACTTTGTTGTTTTTGTCAACCTTTATTTCCAGTCTATCTTATCTATCGTGAACGGATATTTGGCTTCTTTATAAAACTTCTTCCTCGCCGTAAGATGCCGCTTTGCGTACTTACATGTTGAGGTGATATCCCAGATCTGAACGAAGTCTTTGTCTTCCGCTTTTCTAATGCCTCGCCCAATGCTTTGTATAACCCTTGTAAAGCTCTTTCCGGACTCCACCATAACCAGATTAAAAATCCTAGGGATATTAAGACCAACAGCGGCCACACCGTAAGTCGCCACAATAATCTTATTGTCAACAGTTTTAATTTCGTCATACTCTGTCTTTCTATCTTTAGTTTTTACTTCGCCTGAAATAAACACACTACCTTCAATCTCGTTAACGATAAACTTACCAGTCTCAATCCTGTTAACTAAGACTAATGTGTTACCACTTTCAGCAATACCTTTGATCATCTTACTAATATAGATCATACGAGTTTCATCAGTTACTAGATACTTGTATTCTTCAGCATAACTTTTAAACTCTGGCAGATCAATGAGTTGCGCAACACTAACATGACAATTAGACAACACACCTAACTCTTGTAACTCGTGGGCTTTGATGCCTCCGATGACTGGCCCAATGCTGGCAAATATCTGTTCGTACTCAAATGCTTCCTTAGGTACAGTGCCAGTTAATCCCCAACGAATTGGAGCATTTGCTAGGTTCTGTGTTAACAAGTTTTTCAACACTTCTGCTTTGGCCATATGCACTTCGTCTACAATGACACACTTAACACCTTCAAGAAACTCTGCCAATGTCAATATAGCATGTTCCATATTCTTACTTTTCTTGTCAAGAATATTAAGACTTTGCCAAGTACAGATAGTATGCGTTTTGTAGAGATCCTTACGGTCTCCGTAGTACACACCTACATCTAATCCCACGTTGACAAAGTCTTCTTCAGTTTGTTCAACTAGTGACTTGTTAGGAACAATGGTAATAGTTCTACCTAGAGGTTCGCATAGTTGTGCCAAGGTAGCGGTGGTAATAGTCTTACCTGCACCTGTAGCAACCTCTTGCAAGGCTTGTGGATTTTCTAAGAATCGATTTACTGTGTCTACTTGATAATCACGAAGCATGATAGGCTGACCTGCTTGTTGATGTCCTTTAGGCCAACACTTGCCTTGGTCAGCCCAATATGTTTCAGTAACTTTATTAAACTTAATATTTGCCGGTTGTCGTTGGTCCTCGACCTCACTTACATCATAACCAGAGTTTTGAAGTATTTCTAGAATACGCGGTAATTGGTTAATATAGCCGTTGCCGCCCATGCCGAATAGTGTAGTCTGTCCATCCCATCTACCTAGTTTGTATGCTGGATGATACTTGGCATATGGTATTTCGTACTTAAACTGGTTAGACAATTTTCGTCGAATTTCAACTGGCAGTCCTTCTAATTTGATATTTACTTCATCTCTAATAACTAGTTTACACAATGACATCAACATCTCCGGCTAACGGTTTCTTATCACCGTAGTATATAATTAAATCAACATCACTAAAATAAACTGAACTTTTATTGTTTTTAAAACCAGGAATAAGAGAAATGACTGTTTTAGGTTTCCATCCACTTTTTACCATGAATTTTGGTATTTTATTATTGGCAATCCCAGCTACTGTAGTTACCTCTGTTAGAGGCTGGTTGTACTTTAAATCTTTTACACTTTTGTTAAACTGATCACCCTCAACTCCTTGATCAAATCTAAAATAAATTCCTGTTTGATTGTCGACATTATTTTGTATCATAGCATTTGACAATAAATTCAGCATTTTTTTATCAACTTTTGCGTCATGCCCGTCGAATACACAGAGCAATGGCAATCGAAGCAGATCCTTCAAGCTAGCAAGTAACTCATCTAGCGGGTACTGTTGACTGTTGACAAAAATCTTTGTTGACGATCGTTGAGCTATGGAATTTTTTAGACTTTTTTCGGTGATTTTTTCGGTTATAGTATATTGGTATCGAAATTTTCGGTCATGCAACAGTAAGAGGTTATCAATAGTAATTGGTCCAACGTCGTCTTCGATGTGTTTTTTAAGATTTTCATTTTCTAAAGAAAACACACGAAACGGAGATTTCTTATTTTCTAAAATTTCTGAAATTTCATGGTAAAAATTCATGATTTTTTCGTCTATTTCAAATCTATCGTTTTTGAACTCATTTACTAATGCAACTATGTTCTTCTCTGTTAGTACAGCAGAATAGTGTCGCGGGCCATTGGCCACTAAGTTACCATCCAGCAGGCCGTTAAGTTTAGCTAGCTTGGTTTTTATCCGTTTATCATAGGTAAATTCCAG